AGTATTTACAGCATCAATATGACTTTTACCACTAACGTAAATAGTCACACCAACAACTGATACCAATAAGAATACCAGTATGTACAAAAGTGTGTATGACTTTTTCATTATTTAGAAGTTTTTTTAGGTTGCATAATCATAATCTGGATCTGATTCAAAGCACGCGTGTTGTTTTCAATAGCATCTTTCATTGCACCTTGATCTTTACGCATATACTCATTCATCTCTTTACGTAGCTCAGCTACTTCAGATTTGAGTTTGTCTTCAGAAGCAATCTGTCTTTTTAACAAAAACCAAAGAGCAGCTCCAAGACCTAAAGTAATAACACCTAAAGCTCCATATTGAGTTAGGGTTTCAAATACACCAAAAGATGGTACAGCAGATGTGGCAGTTGTAAGTAACATTTTTATTATTTTTTAAGTTTTATTTTCCAGTAAGATTGCAACCCATAGGTTAAGTACCCAGTTGTAGATACACCTACTGTTGCTCCATAAAGTTGGTCTTTTTTGGTTTTGTATAAAACACCTGCTTTTGCAGCAGTAATATTTACTGTCTTGTTAATATAGGTACCATCAATACCACCACCAACATATAGTTGACGCACACGCGCAGGAGGTATGATTTTAGTAATCGTTACTGTAGGAATGCTATATTTATAAGTATACTTTCTATGTTCTAATTTGTTAAACTGTACAGTATCAATGATATATACATGACCAATGCTATCAATAGTAAGTGTGTCTTTGTAAATGTTACGTGTAACGTGTTGTTTAACAAGCTTTAAAAATCTTGATTTAGTTACCTCACAATTTGTGTCAACTAAATACATAGTATCCACTACGTGATATGTGGTATCTTTACCAGCAAGCTTTACAGTCTTTGTAAAAGTCTTAGAAACTGTGTTATAAACTGTGTCAACTCTAAGCTCAATAGTTTGAGGACACTCTGGGGTTGGAGTAAATACTCTCTGTGCTACAATAATAGCAATCAGAATCCCAATAATAATACTGAAAAATTTGGTTTGTGAAATCATATTAGCTACCCATTATGTCGCGAGCATCATCGCTCTTGCGACCAATTATCTTTTTAATCTTTGTCCATACATCTTGTCCCGTGACTGCTTCTATGCTTTCAAGAATACTCTTGAACTCAATGATTGCAATAACAGTACCTATAAGTTTGGCAATTGGAATTGTATCAACAAGCACATATTTCTGAATCAAAAACCCAGATATAATTGCTACTTGATACAATAATAGTTTAGTAATAGTGTCACTCATTCTACGAGAACGAATGCGTTGGTTTAACTTGAGTGCTTTCCAGATGCCAACAATCATGTCAACACCCACAAGAAAACCAATAGTAAACATCAATCCTTTTATAGGTAAAAGAATTGACATCCCAGCAAGTAACCAGAATTTGGTTTTTAAGAATAAAGTGTATTTCATTCCTGTAATTATAGATTATTGAGTGCTCCACGCTCCATAATTATCCTTACACAATAAGATACGAAAACTTACTTAGTTAATAATAAGATTTTTTTGAGGTTGAGAGTTGCAACCTTGAAAAACTGTGGTATATTTGCAACCCTTTTTCAATTTTAAAACACTTTAACCATGTCAGATTTAGAAACAACTAATTCAGAAACAAACCCTGAATCAATCGTAACTCCTTGGGGACCAGTAGGTTATGTAACTTACAAGCGTACCTATGCTAGAACTCACGGAGACAGAACAGAAGAATGGTCAGAAACCATTGAACGCGTGCTAAATGCGTGCAGAACGCAGCTTGGTGTTGGGTTCACCCCAGCAGAAGAGGATGATGTGCGTGAAATGATGTTGTCACTTAAAGGTACCGTAGCAGGTAGATTTTTGTGGCAATTAGGTACAGACACTGTAGAAAGATTAGGTTTACCTTCTCTTCAGAACTGTGCGTTTACAGTGGTAGATGAACCTATCAGACCTTTTACCTGGGCGTTTGAGTTACTTATGTTAGGTGCTGGTGTTGGATTCAACATTCAGCGTGAGCATGTGTATCAGATTCCAAAGGTAAAAGCTAAAGTTCAGATTACAAGATCTGACAAAAACGATGCTGATTTTATTGTACCTGACTCCCGCGAAGGTTGGGTAGAATTGTTACGTCGTGTATTGGAAGCATCATTTGTAACTGGTACAGGGTTTACATTTGCTACACATTTAATCAGATCAAAAGGAAGTCCAATCAAAGGTTTTGGCGGAGTTGCATCAGGACCAGAAGATTTAGTATGGGGTATTGGTCAGATTGTAAATGTACTTAACTTACGCAGTGGCAAGCGTTTACGTCCAATTGATTGTTTAGATATCATGAACATCATTGGTATGATTGTAGTTGCAGGTAATGTTAGACGCTCAGCACAAATTGCAATTGGTGATAGTGATGATATTGAATTCTTACGTGCAAAACGTTGGGACTTAGTATCAATACCTAACTGGAGAGCAATGAGTAACAACTCTGTGGTATGTGATGACATTACAACGTTACCAGAAGAGTTTTGGGAAGGTTACAAAGGTAATGGTGAACCTTATGGTATCATCAACTTAGAAGCTTCCCGTCGTATGGGGCGTACTGATGAAATACAATATCCAGATCCAGATGTAATGGGATTCAATCCTTGTGCAGAACAATCTTTAGCAAACTTTGAAACATGTTGTCTTGCTGAAGTTTACTTACCAAACATTACGTCTTACGCTGAGTTGTTGAAAGTGACGCGTTTGTTGTACCGCATCAACAAACATTCATTAGCAATCAAGTGTGCAATTAAAGAAACTGAAGATATCGTACACAAGAACATGCGTATGGGTATTGGTGTAACTGGTTACTTGCAAGCAACTCCAGAACAACGTTCTTGGTTAAGTGCTGCATATGAAGCTTTACGTGAGTATGATAATTACTATTCTGCAAAATGTGGTTTTCATCGCTCAATTAAGTTGACAACAGTTAAACCTTCAGGTACTTTAAGTTTGTTAGCTGGTGTTACTTCTGGTGCACATCCTGCTTATGCACAACACTACATACGTCGTATACGTATGGCATCTAACAGTCCTATTGTAACAGTGTGTCAGGAACACGGTTATCATGTGGAGTATGTTAAAAACTTTGATGGTACTGCTGATCATAACACAGTTGTTGTATCATTCCCTTGTAAAGTTCCAGACGGAACTAAACTTGCAAATGATATGTCTGCTGTTGATCAGTTAGAAGTTATCAAACGTTTACAAAAAGAATGGTCAGACAACGCTGTGTCTGTTACTATTTACTACAGAAAGAACGAGTTATCTGAAATCATTGAATGGTTGAAAGTTAACTTTATCAATGTTAAATCTGTATCGTTTTTATTACACAGCGAGCATGGTTTTATTCAAGCACCATTGGAAGAAATCTCTAAAGAGAAGTATGATGAATTAGTTCAAGGAACTAAAACAATTGTATCTATTGATAAGAGTTCTAACATCAAGCTTGAGGATATGGATATCTCTGACTGCGAAGGAGGAGTTTGTCCAGTACGTTAATAATGTGTCATATAAGGGGCAAATCGTGGTTGTTTTGTCCCTTATATTACCACTTAAAGAAAACTGTTATGAAAGATCTATATGATTATTTAGTGAGAGAAGGTGTAACGCCAAATGGGTTATTCATCCTTCATGCCACTCATAATGGTTACATGTATCCTAACTATGTAAACTTTAAACATGAACAGTATCGTTTAAGTTTAAGTGGTTATCTTGTAGAAGTTAAATCTGAAAGTACAACTTATAATACTATTTATAAAATTACTGATAAAGGTTTGCATCTCTTGAGAGAATCAACTAACATAGTTGCCAAGATGAAACCAGTAAAGAAGAGTGAAGTTCCATTCTCAGAATGGGAAACAAAGATTCAAGAGTACAATGAAATCTTTCCTAAAGGAAAGAAAGATGGAGCCAGTATAAGTTTCAGAACTAATCCAAAAGATTTGTTTGATAGATTTAAATGGTTCTTCAAAGAATACCCAGAGTACACCTGGGATGATGTGTTGACAGCTACTAAAAAATATGTAGAAGCGTTTGAAGTTTCTCAAGATTATAAGTATCTTCAAACATCAAAATATTTTATCAAGAAAGAGGACAAATCAAAAAGTATAAACTCAACATTAGCTACCATGTGTTATAACATGAAAGAAGGTAATGATGAAGAAATCAATACAGGGTTTCATTACTTTGGTCCTTAAATTAGAATTATGAAAGCAATCCTTATTGACGTAAAATCCAAGTGCTTGGAGGAAATAGAAGTAGGTAATACACTGCAAGATGTCTATGACATTGTTGATTGTAGCTACATGGATTTGATTAAACCAGAAAACTTAAAAGAGAACAATGCATTCTTGTGTGATGCTACAGCTGAGTTTGAATCAGTTGATAATCTTAAAGGTGGATTTAAATCAGATTTCTTTTCTGACAATATCATATTTGGAAATGCACTTGTAATTGGTATCAATGAAAATGGAACACGTTGTGATTGCAACGTTAGTGTTGTTGAGTTATTGGACCATATACAATTCTGCAATGAAGAAGAAGTTAAAGAAGAATATTTAAAGTTAAACAAAGACACTAGTTTAGATTTGGGATGGTAATAAAAAAGGGGAGTTAAACCCTCCCCTTTATCGTCCTTGTCCTCTGTAAGGTTTCTTATAACTTTTTGACGCTTTGTTTTTAGAATGCTTTTTAGCACCTTGCCACTTGCGAGTTTTAGGAACCTTCTTTAGAAAGTTTGCTGTTGAACTGGTTGATTTAGCTTTTGCCATTTTGTTTATAGTTTATATTGATGAAAAGTTAGGATCAGCCACCAATCCCATAGCTCCGTAAGCAATTTCTTTACCTGATTTAAATTTAGGTTGATTAGTTTCTAAAGCTTTAGGAATAGTATGTCCCATTATATCACCAAATCTTAAACCTACATTACTACCTAAGTTTCCTTTAGGATGAGTAATCAGTACTTGTCTTGAATTAGCATTTGCAAGTGTACAGTTCTTTACACGTATAAAGTTTGCAATACGTTCATTTTTATTTGTATTACTTGTTAAAGTAATTGTATAGTTAGTTGTACTAGTAGAAGTCATTTGAGTTACTACAGTTGCATTACCACATGGAAATTCATCCATTGTAAATGATCCACCACCCGCTAATATTATTCTACCCCAAGTCATTTTATTTAAACCATTGATAGTATGACCAGTTGCAAATTGTATAGTACCTCCTTTAAATGATAATTGTGAACCAGGTAATGTACTTATTGTTTTAGTAATTAAGTTTCCTGCAGTATAAGTAAATGTTTTACTTCCACCCATAAGTGTATATGAATAGTTATTAGTAGTATTCATTTTATCAATTACAAATATGGTTCCTGCAGTATTAATATTTACATTAATATTCCAGTTCATTACTCTATATCCTGTAGTAGCAGGAGCAAAGAATATATACCAATTCATCCAATATCCAACACCACCTTTACCAGTAAATTCAATTGTTGCTGTACCTTGTACAATACTACCACCTGCTGCTGTATGATATAAGTTTCCTACACTTCCATTAGGATCACCTACATAAATTTTAAAAGCACCATTAATAGTTGCAGTAAATGTTGCTGTATGCGAAAAGAATACAGTTTGTGCAATTACATCTGATGTTAAAGTAATAGTTGGGTTATTTCTAATTTGCCAAGTACTAAATATAATAGACCCTGAGTTCCAGGTACATGAAGTATTTACACGAAACAAACATGCATTAGTAATCATATCTACTGTACCTGCAGTATATGTAAAAGCACTTCCTCCAAAGTTAAAGTTAGCTCCAAATGTTATTGTACCAAAAGTATTAATAATAATACTATTACTCCAAGTAAAGTTAAAACCAGTTGTTGTATCAGAAATGTTTGTTGTACCTGTAAAGTTAAATACTGTGGTACCTGTCATTACAGAACCTGTAAGTACTACAGGTGT